TGGGTATTACAGTATTGGGGTACGGAAGTTTGTCGTCGAAGCTTTCACGATGATATTTGGATCGCTAGTGTAGAAAATAAATTGCGTAGAAGCAAGGATAATATTGTTATCAGTGATTGTAGATTCCCTAACGAAATAGCCAGTATTAAATCAGCAAGTGGTGTTATTGTTTGTGTTAACCGCGGAGAATTGCCTAGCTGGCATATTATGGCTACTAAGGCAAATAAGGGAGATCTATTGGCTGCCGAAAAGCTCAAAGCATTAGGCGTTCATGCCAGCGAAACTGCGTGGGTGGGAACTAAATTTGATCACGTCTTAGACAATAATTCTACACTAGATTCGCTGTTTAATCAAGTAGAAACAGTGGTGCAACTGGAACCTGTAAAAATATGAATTCCGCTAAATAGCCTTCTTTCTCCTAAAACATATAAATACACATAACCGTTTAAGGAGAAAACATGGCTACTTTAGTATCCCCAGGTGTAGCAGTTAGCGTTACAGATGAAAGTCAATATGGCTCAGCCGGACAAGGCACTGTGCCGTTAATTATTCTAGCTACAGAAACAAACAAATCAAATGTCAGTGCTTCTGGTTATGCAGAAGGTACTGTACCAGCAAATGCCGCAAAACCTTATCTATTAACTAGTCAACGAGAGTTAGTAGAATTATTTGGTCGTCCACAATTTATGGTTGTAGACGGAACCCCTGTTCACGGAGCAGAAACAAACGAATATGGTTTGATGGCAGCTTATAGTTATTTAGGACTCGCAAATAGAGCGTATGTTCTTCGTGCTGACATTGACTTGGCACAATTAGAACCAACTACAGTCGAACCTGCTGGCGCCCCCACAAATGGAACTTACTGGTTTGATTTAACATCAACATCACTAGGTCTTTTTGAAGCAACTTCAACTGGTACAACCAATTGGGAAGCAAAATCTCCTATAATAATTACTAATATCGCTAATACTGTTAACGGTACAGGTTTAGTTCCTGATAGTTCTATAGGTGCCACTGATGATTATGCATTAGTAGCAACACCTGTAGTTTCTAGTTATCAGTTTTATAAAAAATTAAGCAACGGTAATTGGGTAATTTGTACCAATGCGGCAATAAGTAAGACGGTGTTTGCTAGCCCACATTACACAATTCCTACAGCAACAGCAGTGGGCGATTTATGGATTAAAACTACAACACCAAACAATGGTTTAAAAGTTATTGTTAAGAAATATGTTTCAGGTAATTTGCCTGCTAAGAGTCCATGGGTAACGCAAAACGTTTCTAGTTATGCTAATGATGCTGATGCTAATGCTGGCTTTGGTTCAGCGTTAACCGCTGGAAAAATTTATGCAAGAGTTTTACCAGGTACAGCAAATATTTTATTAAAAGTATATGATGGTTCAAACTGGACTTCATTAAATGAATTAGCAAATATTGACGCACCTCGCGGCGTAACAGCTGACGGTACATTATGGTACAATACCGATTTATTGGCTGATTTATATATTAAAGCCAATGGTAAATGGGAACCATTAGATTCGAGTATTACAATTGATTCTAATTCTCCACAATCGCCAACATCGGGCGATGTTTGGATTGATAGTAGCGATGTAGAAAATTATCCTATGATATATCAGTATGATGGCGTGTCATGGATACAACGAGATACTGCAGACCAAACAACTCCAAATGGTGTTATATTTGCAGATCTAACAACTACAGCATACGATACAAGTAATGGCGGTGGCGCAACTCTAGTCGATGAAGAAGCCCCAGATCCAGCATTACATCCAAACGGTATCTTATTATGGAATAGTATTGTTTCTACTGGCAATGTTAAACGTTATGATGCCACAATGGGTGTATGGAACACATACAGCGGAAATATGGCCGATGGTCGTCCATTCACGTTGCGTAAAGCACAACGTCAAGCAGTAGTTAAAGCAATGCAAGCGGCTGTAAACGCAAACACACAAATACGTGAAGAAACAACTTTCTTTACATTAATTGCGGCCCCAGGATATCCAGAGTTGTTAGATGAAATGGTATCATTGAATACTGATCGTAAAGAAACAGCTTTCATTATTGTTGACACTCCATTTAGACTACGTCCACAAGGACAAGAATTAATTAACTGGATGACAGGCAAAAATGCAACAGTTAACGGCGAAGCAGGCATTATTACTTCAACTAACACAGCGGCGGCTTACTACCCGAGTGGTATTACTAGCGACCTAAGTGGTAATGATGTTGTCGTTCCTCCAAGTCATATTGTATTGCGTACAATAGCTTATAACGACCAAGTTGCTTATCCTTGGTTTGCTCCTGCAGGTTTAACACGCGGTGTTGTTACAAACGCAACTAACGTTGGTTATATTAACAGCGAAGGCGAATTTGTTCCAGTGGCATTAACAAATGGTCAACGTGATACATTGTATGGAGACGGTACTAGAGTTGGTATTAACCCAATCGCACGTTTCCCAGGCCAAGGCTTATATGTGTTCGGTCAACGTACACTACAAAGTTTTGCCAGCGCATTGGACCGCGTAAACGTAGCACGTTTAATTGCGTACTTGCGTGAACGTTTTGATCCATTAGCAAGACCATTTATCTTTGAACCTAATGATAGAATTACTCGCGCTAACGCTAAACAAGTATTTGACGGCTTCTTGGCCGACTTACTTGGTAAACGAGCAATTTATGATTACATCGTTGTTTGTGACGAAACAAACAATACACCTGCCAAGATTGACAGAAACGAGTTATATATTGATGTAGCTATTGAGCCAGTTAAAGCGGCTGAATTTATCTACATTCCGATTCGTGTAGTCAACACCGGCGAGTTATCAGCCTGATAAATAACATAGCCGAAGGAGAAAACACATGGCAGATTTAACAAAATTTGGAGTTCCAACAGCAAGTCTAGGCGGTGACAACGCTATGGTTATGCCGAAACTTCAATATCGATTCAGAGTTATTGCTTACAACTTTGGTCGTGAAGGCGGCAGCACAGTTGCACTTACTCAAAACGTAGTAAGTGTAACAAGACCGAGCATAACACACGACGAGATTACACTAGACGCATATAATAGCAAGGCTTATCTTGCTGGTAAGCATACATGGGAACCAGTTACATTAACTTTAAGGGATGATATTAACGGTACCGTGACTAAACACGTTGCAAGTCAATTACAAAAACAACTTAACCAAGGACAGCAAAGTGCTCCGGCAGCTGGCCGTGATTATAAGTTTGGTCTTGTAATTGAACAATTAGACGGAAGTCAACCTGGCGTAGTGATTGAGACATGGAGCATGAATGGATGCTTTATTCAAAATGCTAACTATGGTGAGAACAACTATTCTACAAGTGATGTAATGACTATCACATTACAGATCCGCTTTGATGCCGCTGACATTCATGATACACAAGTTGAGTCTGCTACTACATCAGGTGGTTTGACTAACGGTACTATGGCAATTGGCGCAGGTAATAGCGCAATTTAAGGATAGTACATGGCGGCATTAACTGACGCTATGAATTGGTATAACTTGCGCGGGCAGACTGCAGCCCGCGCAAAGTACCATTTTAAAGTAGAATTCTTTAGCAGTCAATATACAGCACCTACGGCTACATCGCCTGCCTTGCAAGGCCCGGCACGATTAATATTTAATTGTATTAGATCTGTCGAGTTGCCAAAATATAGTATAGAAACAGAAGTTATTAACTCATGGAATATTAGACATCATATTCCTACTAGAATAAATTTTGAACCTATTAGTATATCTTTTACAGATACATTAGATAATAGGTTCATGAATTTTATCAAGGCATACATGGGTGTTATTAGCAATAGTTTTCAGCCAGCAAAAGAAAGTTTCCGTACTGGTTTTGGTGACAAACCATTTGGTATTAAAAGGCTAGACACTGGCAAAGATGCTCCTATAGACAAGATTGTAATAACACAATTTTATGGATCAGATAATAAAAGAACAATAACATTGTGGCGCCCAAAGATTGTTGACATACAACATGATACATTAGATTATAGTGCCAGCGAAGCAGTTACGTGGCAAATTGGATTTAGATACGAAAGCGTAACTTATGACGATGGTAAAACATCCGAAGCACAAAAATCAGAAAAAACACAAAAGGAAACAGCAAGTAATCCAAATGCCGCGGCATTTGTAAAACAGGCACAAGATCAAGTCGCATTAAATCAAAAAATGGCAGCAGATCAAGTTAAAGCGGCTGAAACAGCAGTTAATTTACCAGCCGCTTCACTGAATGGAATGTCTTTTAAAGAAGCAAGTGCTGCAGCACTTGCGAAAGCTAAAAATGCAATCGGTGGCTTAGATCGTGGAACCAGGGGCGGCGCATAATGTCATTAGAAACAAACAAATATGATATAATCTATGGCAGATTATTACACTTGAATTTTACACCAACTCACGCCAAAGGGTTGGCAAAGGTATTATATGATGTTACAGAAGCGTATGGCTTTAGTGTAAACCATGTTTTACAATATGTAGACGGTAATGGAATTAGATTCGATAACGAAATCTACGATGCATTAAATAACGCAAGAACAAATAGTAGTCAAATTGGTTACATTGACAAAGAATACATACCGCCAGCAATATTACAACAGGTGCCTTAATGGCTAATAATTATAGTCAGGGTTACTTTGCTCCTGAGAATCCTAGTAAGTACATAGGCAGTAATCGTCCCAAATATAGAAGCGGCTGGGAACTAACAGTAATGCGATTCTGTGATAACCATCCAGCAGTTATAGCATGGGCCAGCGAAAGTCTGCGTGTTCCGTATCGTAATCCGTTTACAGGAAAAGAAACATTTTATGTTCCTGACTTTCTTATAACTTATCAAGATAAAAGTGGCAACAAGATCAGCGAAGTAATCGAAGTTAAACCCAGGGGTCAGGCAGTATTAGAGCTAGCCAAAACACAGCAAGAAAAAGCCGCAGTAATATTAAATATGGCCAAATGGGAAGCTTGTAAAGCATGGTGTCAACGACATGGAATGAAGTTCAGAATACTCACGGAAGAAGATATATACAATAACTGGGGCGCAAAAAGCAAACCCAAAACAACAAGAGCAAGAAAAAGATGACCAAAAAATTAGAAGATTTTTTTAATGTAGATCCTATGGAACCAGATCGCAACGACAGCGTGAATGAAGATCAACAAGTATTACCTATTGCTGAAATAGTACCAATGTCAGACGCATTGACTAAAATCAAAGATCAGTTAAGTGTAGCCGCTAAGATTGATGAAGCATTACCTCAGGTTAAAGGATTAGAAACAGAAGATCGTGCCTTAGATGATTATGCTGACCAAGCAATGGAACAATTTGCTAGATTAATGGATTTGGGTATGAACGTCGACGATAGAAACGCTGGTAAGATATTTGAAGTTGCCAGTACAATGATGAGCAACGCCATTACAGCAAAAACAACTAAGCTAGATAAAAAGCTTAAAATGATTGAACTACAGTTAAAATTAGCAAAATTACAAAAGGACTTGGGCAAAGACGAAGGGGAAGATAAACCCACAGAACTTAGCACAGACCGCAATGCTATCCTTAACTTGATTAATCAGAACTTAAAGAACAAATGAATTGATAAATAATGTATCGGAGATTAAAATGAAGACTCTATTAGAATACATAGAAACATTACAGCAAAAACACGATGTTCGCATTAAACTAGCCTGCGAATGTGGTGATGATATTTGCGACAAAATTGAAAAGCATCTAGAAAAGTATGATGCTGAAAAGGTTACTCGTCCTAGCAAAACTATATTGATGAGTCGACCACTAGATTTTCCTAATTTGGAAATGGCAGAAGTTTATATCATTGACTTTACTGCTAAATTGCCAGTTAGTCCAGAAATGCTAAAGCAAGAACTAGCAAGACTATTGGATATCAATGAAGGACTTATCGTTGTTCGTATGGCAAATGAGCCACGTGAAGAAGAAGCACAACACGACGAAGAAACAGATAAGTTCAAAGTTAAAGACGAAGCTTATAAAGCCAAAGTTGGCACAGACTATGATAAAAGCGAAAAGTCAGATGTTAAAGCAGATGAACTTTATGGCGACAAGTACAATACTAAGTTCTTAAAAGAATTAAAAAAATTAAGCGACGAACGAAAAAAAGAAACAAAAGCACCTAAGGTTATCAAGGATCCAGATGTTCCAGCAACTGAGCCTGAATTTGGTGATAGCAAAGCGACTAATAAGAAGAGTCCTGTGCGAACATTTACAGCCCCAACGTTGGGTAAAGGAAAATAATCATGGATTTATCTAGACTAATGAGTAGATTAGCCGCAATTGGTGGCATGCAAGGTTCAGTTACCGAAGCTGAAGAAGAAAAATGTTCAGAGTGTGGCAAAGTTCACGAAGGTGACTGTGCTGTTGAAGAAGCAGCCAAGCCAGACTTTTTAGACATGGACAAAGATGGTAACAAAAAAGAGCCAATGAAAAAAGCCGCAGACGAGAAAGACAAAGTCGATGAAGCTAAAAAGCCAGACGCCGATGGTGACGGCGTTCCTGATTGGGCTGATAAGAAAGCAGGCAAAGACGACAGCGAAGA